ATTTCTATCTACGATTACAATGTCAAATGGACAGGCAGGATCTACTGATTTAGCAACAAAATAACCTTCTTTAGTCAGCTTTGCTATTGCTTCGTATTCTCCTACAGTTCCTTTTATTGATGTTTTTTTTTGTCTATCAGAGATTATTTGTTTATCTGATGGCAAGATATTATTTTATAAAGTAATTATATCCGCTTGTAATAACTGCTGATATGGCAAGTAATATCCATATAGCACCCTTTCCCTTGTTAATGTCTGCTCTAAGTGATTTAGTTTCATCCTTGAGTTCCTTTACCTCTTTAACTAAAAAATCAATCTTTACTTCTGTTGCAGATTTTCTTGGCATAATATTATCTTCTTATAAATCCTTGTGGAGCTACAGGAACATTTAAAGGTCGTCTGTATCTATCTATTAATTGATTTATACCAACTGTTTCTGCTGCTGTAACAGTTGGTGTTGCAACTCTTTCTGCTCCAGAAACCAATTCTTCTTGTATTAATTTTTTAGCAGCTTTTTGACCAACAACATCTCTAGCTCTATCAAAAGCACCTCTTGCAGCTAGTAATCCTTGTATGTTTGCAAATTTAAATCCAAAGATACCTATTAATGCTCTACCAGTTTGTTGTATAATTCTTGATAATGCAGATGCAGTATTTGAAGCATTTACTAAATCTCTAGGTTTAAAAGTTTTTCTAACTTCTCTTACAAAATCATCAATTAATCTTAACTCATCTGGATCATATAATTGTTTTAAAACATCATTATATTTTTGTCTTGCAGTTGACCATTGATTTACAAATTTTTGAGGATTAAATATTCCATTACGACTAGAATCTCTTATTAATTTTTCAAAAGCAGAAGTTCTTAAAGATTGAAAATCTGCACTTTTTGTAGCTAAATCAGACACATCTTGACCTGCTTCAGCACCAAAAATATTTTTTAATCTTTTAATAATAGTTAAAGAGCCTTGTTTTTGTCCTAATTGTGCAGAACCAAATATGTAATCAATAGCATTTAAAGGTGTAACATCAGGATCATTTAATATTTTTTGAACTACTTTACCTGCTCTATCATCAATTTTAATACCATTTTTTCTTATTGCATTTACACCAAACAACTTTTGTTTTAAATTAAATTTACTTCTAGCTTGTTTAATAGCATTTAAAGCAACTTCTTCTCCACTAAATAAAGCATTATCTATAGCGTCATCATAAAATTTATCGTACTCATTAATAATAGCAGTAAGATTTTTTTTATCAGTTGCATTTTTAGCAGTAGGAAATAATGCAGATATTTTTTTTCGTAAATTTTCAAATTCATTAAATGTAGTTACTGGTAATTTTTTCTTTTTTTGTGGTTTTACTTTTTTTACAAAATTATTTATAAATTGATTAGCTCTTATAGTTGAAGGTGTAAGTTCTTTATCAATAACATCAGTTGATTCTTTAATAGCTTTTTGTATAGAACTTGTTAATACATCGATGTTACTATCACCTGCATTAAATACTGCATCTTTATCAACCGCATTGTAAGCTGTAGTTACATTATCTGATGCTTTTTGAAATTCTTTTTGAACTGCATTTAAAACACTTTGACCTGCTGATTCTAAATCTTCTTTCGCAAGTTCACCTTTATTAAATTTATTAAGTAAACTTTTAGCTGATGTTTCTATATCAATGTTTTGTTGTTTTAAAAATTGTCTAGCAGCTGTTTGAGCTTCGCTACCATAAGCACCTTTACTAGCTTCAAATAATGCAGCTATACCTTCTTCCTCTCCTATAGCTTGAGATTTAGCAACTCTAAAACCAAATTTACCAGCACCTGCTTGACCAGCAGCTATATCTGTTTTTACACCTTTAGATAATTCATCGCTAAAACTTTGAACAAATTTTTCATCAAGATTATCAGGATCTATACCTGCATCTTTAGCTGCTTTTTTTCCTTTAGAATTTAAAACTAATTTACCATCAACTTTTGTTGAAAATTTAGGATTACCAACTAAAGATTTCCAAGTTTTTGCTGCAATAGGATTTATTGCACCTTCAAAAACTACTGGTACAGCAGTAGAAATAACTGCTCTAGTAACATCAATATCTTCTGATCCTAAAGGCTTAGTTGCAACATCTTGAGCAACAGAAGTTAAACCACCTGCTCCACCAGTATATACAGCTCTTTTTAATAAAGATTTACCTGCTGCTTTTGCTGCTGAAGAATATCCAGGTATATAAGATAAAATTTGAGATGTTGTTTGTAAAATATCTTGTTCTGATGTTCCAGGTTTATTTAAATAAAAAGTTTTACCATCTGGCATAGAAATTAAAATATTATCAAAACTATCTTTTAATATTTTACTCTCTGGAATTTGTGCTTGTATTATTTCTGCTTGTGCTTTTTGATTGGGATTTATTAATAATCCAGCTGCAATTTTAGCTGCACCTTTACCTTTGTATGCACCTATTTCTGGTAGTTCAGGATATTCAGTTCTTTTAGTTCCTGTAAAAAATTCTTTTATTGCACCTAATGATTTTTTAACTGTATTTTCTATTCCTTCTTCATTTTCTAATTTATTAAACTGTGTAATTATATTCTCATCTTCAACTAATTTACCAGGTTTTAAATCAATTTCTTTTTCATCTTCTTTTTCAAAAGCTGATAAAATTTTAGGATCTTCTACAATTTTCATAATTATATCCTATAGTTCGTAAATTTGATCGCCAATTTTTATATATCTTTTACCATTTATAGTCTTTACATTATTACCTTCTAAAAATTCTTGATCGTAATTTTTAGATAATGTAGATAAAGTTTTTCTTTCATCATCAGATATTAAAGGATTTTCTTTATGAAAATTAGATGTAAATTGTGACCAACTTTTACCACTTACTTTATCTTTTTTAGATAATCCACCATTTCTTTCCACCCAATCATTAGCTTCTTCATTATATTTTAAAGTAATTTCATTACCTTTTTTTTGTAAAGAAATATTTGCTGAAATACCTTCTTTAGACATATTTAAACCTGGATTAATGTCTTTAACAAATTGTCTTTCTCCATCTGAAATTGAACCTTTAAAATTAGATAAACCTTCTAATACCAATTTACCAGTAGTTGCACTTAAAACTTCAGCTGCACCTACATTTTGAAAATCAAAATTTAAACCAAATTCACTAGCCAATTTTCCAGCACTTGTTCTTAACTCTCCAAAATATCCTGTCTTTAAATCTGGTTGTTGTATTAAAGTTTCAATAGTTGCAATATTAGATTGATTTTTTATAGCAGATTCTGCTGCTGAATTTATTGTTGTAAATTTTTTACCAAATGCTTTTCCAATTTCTTTTTGTTCTTCTGTTTCTCCAGCTGCCATTAATGGTGTTTTTTTAGCAGGAGAATATAAATCTGGATTAGCCCTATATTCTGCTTGTGTAATAAGTTCTTGTTTACCTGTTTGTGTATTTGTAACAGCAAAGGGTTTAGATGCTTTAGGAGTCATTAATTTTTGTAGTTGTGCTGTTTGAGTTACAGCAGGAAGAAGTGATTCAAAAGGATCTTTACCTTTTATACCTTGACCATAGATAGCAGAACCTAATAAAGCAGCTTGAGGTATGTTACCTAATAGTCCACCACCTTGATTATTTGGTGTATTTAATAAACCTTGTAATTGCTCATATCTTTTTCTTAAATTGTCTATCATTATATTAATCCTCTTTTTTTCAAATAGTCTATGTTGAAAGGGTTGGCTGCCATATTTGTACTACTTAATAAGCCATATGGCTGTGCTGAGTAGCCAAACTGTTGACTTGTGGGTGTTATACCCAATATACTATTAACATTAGTTTTAGCATTATTATAGTCTGTTTGCAATTCAGAACTTAGTGGTGAACCTTGAGTCATATTCATATTATTAAAATATTCTTGAGCTACAGAATCAGGTCTAGTTAAATCTGGTCTTACAATATAAGGTGCATCTGGAGCTACTCTATTCATTAAATCTCTATCAGAATCACCTGTATTAAAATTGCTTGGTGGATTATATGAATCTCTACCTTGACCATATCCTAATGCAGAATTACCTAATACACCTCTTTGACCAGCTTCGTTAAATCCCATAAAGTTTTTTCTAGTAGAATAATCTCCTATACTTTTACCACCTGCCATTAAAAATCTTGCAGTCAGAGGTATATAATTTGGTAGATTTCTAAAGTTTTCTGCAAATGTTGCATCAGCTGGGTTATCAATTATATCTCCAGTTTCAGGATCAACAACTTTGTTACCCATTATATCTTCACCAGTATTGGGATCTTTAGCAATAATACCTGTACTATACATTTGACCTTTGGTCATAGTTTTACCATTAACATTAGCTAATGGTTCACCATATTCAGTATAACCTTTTTCTATTTCTTCAGGTGTAAAAGCACCAGATACAAATTTTTGTTCTCCTCTAGTGTCAGTAACTATACGACCATTTTCTACAGAGCCTACAGTAGATGTATCAGCACCTAATCTAGCTTCCGCTAATTTAGGATCTACTTGACCTTCTCCATATCCGATTGTTGTAGTGACTATATTTCCTTGAGAGTCAGCATAATCAATTTCATTATTACCTCTAATTTCATCATTACCTCTACTAAAAGAAGTATTTGAAACTCTAGTATCTGCTGCTGTGCTTATGCCTTTTTCACTAGATAAAGCAGCTTCCATTCCTGATACTTGCATATCATTTCCGCCACCTCCACCTGAATCTGAACCTGATCTTGAACCCATGTAATATCCTTACAAGATTATTGAAATTACGAATAGTACACCAAGAATAATAATATATTTAGATGTATTATTATCTATGTCTGTCTTAACATCGTAAATTATTTTTTTTATTTTATCCATTATAATAGTCCTCCTAATAAACCACCAATTCCACCGATAACCGCACCTGGAGCTCCGCCAAATTGTCCACCAACTAAAGCACCTCCTAACGCAGTTGAAAATGGATTAGATTGAGTTTGTTGTTGTGCAGTTGTTACTGGAAAACCAGATGCAATAGGTGTAGCAAAACTTGCATATTGTCTTAATGCTTGAGATGGAGCTAATTGTGCTTGTCTTTGAATATCTTCTAATTGTAAACCAGTCTGTAATACTGAAGGAGCTCTTGATGCAATACCTAGTTGTCTGCCTCTTTCAGTTTCGTACTGACCAAAAGCTAAAGGTAAAGCAGCTTGTGCTACTTGTGAAACTATTTGTTGTTGCGACATGGGAGAACCTGGTGTTCTTCCTGCTGCACTAAATTGTGATTGGACTCCTGTTGCTATATCAGCAGCAGATTTTTGAATCATTGGAGCTAAAAAAGGATTTAAATATTGACCAGATAAAGTATCTGCTAATTGTTGTTGTGATGCAGTACCTAATGCTTCTTGTTGAGCAAGACCTGTTAATGTTTGTTGAGTAGGTGCTACATAACCTGCTGCACCTGCACCTTGACCATAAATAGTTCCAGCTTCAGATAAAATTTGAGCTAATGCTGGTTCAGCTGGTGCATAAGGTGTAACCTGTTGTTGTGTAGTGTTTCCTCCTCCGCCTGATGACATAATTTATTTCTCCTGTTTTATTTCTTTTTCTAAAACTACATGGGTTCTTTTGTAGTCAAAGATTTTTAAAACTTTTTGCCAACCTGGTCTAGCAATTAGTTCCATCATTTCGCAACCTTCTTCTTTAGCAAAATTTTCTATCTTACTAATTAAGTGTTGCCACTTGTGTCTTTGTCTGCCAGTCATAATATAGATATGACAAACTTTACCAAATTTTCTTTTTATCAACTCAGTTACTACAACACCAAAGTATTTATTTGTTGTAATCTTTTGTTCTTTATCCCACAATACCCAAACTTGAAATTTACCTTGTTTGGCAAGATCATAAACAAAATCTGAATCGGTAAGTTGACTTGAATAAGCTAGAGCAGATTTAATATCTTTTTCTACCATACCCCAAACTTTATCAAGTTCTTCAATTGGTATTCGTACTACTTCCATAAATACATTAAAAAATACTTAATAACAATATATTATTACGCACTCTTTTCGTCAAATATTTCTACATAGCTAACAATACCTGCTATGTTATTAGCAGAGGCAGCTTTTACTTTTAAAGCATCTCCAGATTCTAAAACCATAGTACCTTTGACAAGATTATCTACTGTTTTAGATGATAAATTTATATGTGCTACTTCATGTTCTGCGTTAGATGCTGAACTATCTGTAGTAAAGGCTTCAACCTCAACTGCACCAGAATGAATATTAGTTATTTGAATAGATTTTACTAAAGCTGTTCTGTCAGTTGGACAGGTATATACAGTTGTCTTATCTGTAGTTGTTAGATCAAACATAGCATTTTTATATATATTAGCCATTCTTAGGATGCTTTACTTTAACTGCTTTTATAGCTTCATAGAACTCAAAGTATTGAGATTTTAATGCTGGGTTTTGATCTATAGAGTGCCATAGCATATCTAGCTGATCTCCAATGCTAGGATAAACTCTATCTCTTTGATATTGGTTAGCATCATACTCTGCTTGTACCTCTACCATTTTAGCTTCTATGTCAGCTACTGGTATAGGTGTTGTTCCATTTTCCCAAGTAATTGTATTTATATTATCATCTGCAACAGATACTTGAGCATTAGGATTTATTTTAAGTATTGCATTTATTATAATTTCATTTGTCATAATTTATCCTGATATTTCAAAAGCTGTAATTGTTCCTTGATTATTGTTATCAATACCATTTAGATAAGCAGTTCCAGAACCAACAGCTCTAAAATAAACTTGATATGTTAATTGTGATGTTGATGATGGACTATCAAGATATTGCATAGTGTGAGGAACATTTATTAAAGCACTAACTTTAGACCAAACTGTTCCCATTCCTAAATTAGAATTTCCTAAATTGGTAGAATCTCTAAATATTGTTGCTGTAGTATAACTTTCGTTATTGTTATTTCTAATACATGTACTTGCCATAACAAAAACTTTATTTGAAGTTGAACTTGGAGTTATATTTACAGTTAATCCATTACTAGCTGTAACAAAAGAAGTTGAAGTTGTTGTTACTCTACTACTTGTATTTGCAGTAACTATTTGCAAAACCTTACCACCTACACCAGCTGGTAAAGCAGTTATCGCTGAGATGGTATTATTATTAGGCTTGATTATAGACATCTCAGAATCTCCTCATCTTTGTTAAACTTGTTTAACGAAGCAGATATTGTATTATTGTTTGGTTTAATTATTGCCATTATGCGTTCTCCAATGCTGTTACTTTAGCTTCAAGTGTTTCAATTCTTTCCATAGCTTCTTGTAATGCTTTAACTGATTTCATGTATAAAACAGAATATTTAACTTCTTTATAACTTTCTTCTTTTATATCTCCGATATTTTTACCTTCTGGCAAAACATCATTTTCAGTATAAAGTACATCTGGTTTATCTTTAACAAGACCATTCATACCAGATGCTTCTAAGTCTTGTGCTATAACTCCAAGAAGTTGTTTGTCTGGAGAAATTTTAAGATTATAATTTTTTATTTTTAATTTTTTAATATCATTCCATTGAGAATTAGCATCAGTTTCATTTTCTTTAAATTTTCTATCTGATAAAGAACCATAGCTATTAAAAGTATTAAAAACATCTCCATCAGCTTCAATTAAAAAATGTCTTGTTTCTGTTCCAGCATGGTCTGAATTTATAGCAAAAACATCAAATGTGCTTGTGCTTCTTTGATCATAAAATGTAACTAATGGACTTCCTGTATTTCCTTTTACATATAATGTATTATTACCTAATGATGTTTCGCCAATACCAACTTGACCAGTACTAAAAATACGCATACGTTCTGTATCATTAGTAGCAAAAACCATATCAGAATTTTCAAAATTCCAAAGTTCAACTCTTGGTGTGCTATCAATTCTTGCAACAAAACCATCACCAGTACCAGAGCCAGTTGCTGTTGATGATAATTTCATTACTGGATAAGTTGAATGAATATGTAATCCACCATAAGCAGTTGGAGGTGTTGGAGAAATTCCTATCCCAACATTCTCACTACTATCAATAGTTATAGCTGTTGCGTCTGCACTTGATGTAATACCAGCCACTCCACCTACACCACTTGCAAGTTTCGCAGAAGTTATTGCACCATCTGCAACTTTAGCAGTTGTAACTGTAGCATCACTAGGTACACCAAGATCAAGAACATCACCAAGTATCTGAATAAAATCTATAACATCTCCTGTAGCAAGGTTGCTAGCAAAAGTAATTGTAGAACCACTAACAGTAAAAGATGGATTAGCTCCACCAGGTTTTTGGATTGTACCATTTAAAGATACAATCATGTGATTTGAACTCTGTGGAATTACATTAACTGATCCTACTTGCATAGTGTATGCAGCTTGACCATTAACTACAGATATTGCATCACAAATCTGAAAGTTTCCTACTGTGGGTTTACGACCTATATAACTCAATTCTTACTCCTTAACTTTTTGGGTTATTATCTTTTATACTTTTAATTCTAGCTTTCCAAGAATTTATATCTTTATAAATTTCATCTAGCTGTTCACCAATATCGCCATAAGCTGATCTTCTTGTTGATCTAACTTGTGCATTGGCTTCTTCTTTGTTAGCTGCTGATTCTTGTGCTGATAATTGTGCGTCTGTTGGTTGTGCAATATCTAAATTCCACTCCTTAATGTAAGCACCATTGCCATCACTATCGTCTTGCAACATAACATCTTTAGTAAAATCTACATTTGAAACTCCATTAGCTTCGCAGTATGATTTTATTTTTGTACTTAGTTGTGCCATAGTTTGTCCTCCTTAATTTTATGTTATAATTTTTTCTCCTGAAAAACCTGCGAAATTATTTGTTCCAAATACATTTATAACGTCACTTCCAACATTAGCATATCCACTACAATTAAAATAATCTGAAGTTCCATTAGCGTCTACTACTGCTGACATACAAATACCTACTCTTTCAACTGTATTTGCAGTAGCAAATTTAAAACTATAAAATCTCATTAAACCACCACTAGTATTTCCATTTTTTAAAATTTCTCCTATAAAAAGGTCTCCATTATTGTCTACTGAATCAAGTGCAAAAAAAGAATTTAATCTATATTTTCCAGCTACATTAGGTGCAAAAGAATAAGATGGTACAGATATTCCATTTAAAGTTGCTGTACTTCCAGTATTATTGTAACAACCACCTTCGTTATATGCAAAAATACTTCCATCTGTAGTCAAATCATCAAATTGAATTTTAGTCCATGTACTATCACTTATTGTTTGAGCAGTAGAAAGAAAGGCTTGAAAACAAGGTTTATTATCTCCACCAGCACCACTTACAGTTCCTGTAAATGCAAAGTTATCTGCAAGGTTAATTGATTCTGATTGTATTTTATCTATTGCCATTTAATTATTCTCCTTAAAATTTTCTTTGCTTTGATAAATCAAAGAATGAAGTTCTTTGCATGAGTGTAACGAATGTAAAGCCATAATTTATCCTATGTAATTAATTTGTATCCTATCCACCAACATCTTGAAGTATTTGCTGGATTATCTTGATTAACATTAAAAGTTCCTCCATTATTTACATCTACTCTTGCATAAACTTTAACTGTATCTCCAGCAGATAAATCTAAAACTCCAGTATGAACTAATCCAGCTTGTGTATGTGCATTTTGTTGAGTATTGGTATAAATATTTTGTGCATCATTTATATAAAAATAAATTTCACAAGTATTTAATGACTGAGAACTATTTGTTTCTATATGCAAAGTAACATTAAAAAAATATTTTCCATCTTCTCCACTTGGAACTGTAAAAGTGCTAGAAGCAAAAGCGTTATCAGTATCAAAATTTTCTTGACCAAAAGTAATTTGAGTTAAAGTATTATCAGCAATATTAGATTGGTCTGTACTAGGTGTTACATAAAAAGCTGGAGTGTTATCTCCACCAATGCCAGATACAAAGTTTGCTCTAGTCATTTTTCTTAATGCACTAGCTGATGTGTCATGGATTAATATTGTGTCATCTGTTGCGATAGAAGTTTCAGCAGTTTGACCAGTAATTATTGTAGGTGCAGTTTGTGAGTTTCCAACAGATGCGTTTGGTGGATTAACAGTTTGTAAAGCTCTGCCAAGATAAACTGCATACATGGAATCTCCAGATACTGTTGCACTTGATAGTGTCAGAGTTGTACCACTAGCTGTGTATGCTTTACCAGATCCAGGTTGTTGAACTACTCCATTGATAACTAATCTAATTTCATTCTCATTGGTTACTGCATGAGATAAAGTATAGTTAGCTGTAGCAGAAACTGTAAATGTTTCTGTTTCAAAACTTGCGTAACTTTCTGCTGGTATATTACCAATATAAGCCATTTATATAATCCTTATGTACTAATTGAATCTACTACTGATAAAATGCAGTCCACAGCACTTGCTGTATCTGATAATGCTTCAACACTATCTCCTGATTGTAGAACTACTTTTGAACCACCATCTATAAGTTCTAAAGAACCTCCAGCTGGTATTGGTGCATCTTTTATCAAATAATAGCTTGTACTTGAGTTTTTAACAGTAGCATCTACAGTTACAGCTGAACCTGATTTATTAGCAAATCTCATACCAATAATTGCGTCATCACTATTAGCTGCTGCTCTAACTTCTGTAGCAGATGTGCCTATGCTAGTTTTTAAAACTCTTTCAAAATCTTGTGCCATTATTTTTTCCTTTTATTAATTAAAGTGCAATTGCCATAGCAACTGCAAATCCAGCTGAAGCTGCATCTATGTTTGTTAATTGACTACCATCTACAGCAGGTAATTTCGCAGAACCATCAAGTTGTACCACATTGTTTGCAGAAGTTCCAACAGTTTTTGTGGAAGCTGTTCCTAATCCTGTAATTTTAGTATTAGCAATAGAATTGACTGCTAGTGTAATTGTACCTGATGAAGTAATTGGTGAGTTTGCTACTGTAAATTCTGAAGAACCTGAATCTGCTACTGCTACTGAAGTTACTGTTCCAACATTAGATGGAGTAATAACAGTATAAGTAATATTAGTTGAACCTACTGATCCAGTATTATCAGTAGTACATAAAAATATTTTATTATCATTTGTTGAACCTTGATTAACTACAACCATTCCACCAGATAATTCTGCAATACTATCATGCTCTGGATCTCTTGATGCAGCACCACTTGATACTGCTAAGTATAATCCATTTTCAGTAGCATCTGTTTGATCTTTTAATAAAACTCTGTCACCAGCAACAAGGGTAACACCATCAATACTATCACCAGCTTCTAAACCATTTGATAAATTTACATTTGCTGTAGAAGCACATTCGGCTATCGTTCTAGTTCTTAGTCCAGCAACAGCTTGATCTACATAATTTTTAGTAGCAGCATCTGAACTAGCAGATGGAGAACCAAGTCCTGTTACAGCTCCACCAGATATTGAAACATTGTTTGCAGCTTGTGTTGCAATTGAACCTAATCCTAAAGAAGTTCTAGCAGTAGCACCACTCTCTGTTACAAAATTTGATCCATCCCCAACAATAAAATTACTATCAGTTGGTGTTAGTCCAGCAATGTCAGTTAATTGAGCATCGCTTGTTTGTTTTGCATCTAACTGAGTTTGAATTGCAGATGATACTCCATCTAAATATCCTAGTTCAGTTGTTGTAACATCACTAACTTCTACTTTACCTGAACCATTTGATTGTAATGCTCTTGAAGCGGTTAAGTCAGACGATGCTATAGTTGATGCACCACCAGTTATGGTAGCTTGTTTTGAATCTATTTGAGTTTGTACTGCACTTGTAACCCCATCTAAATAACCTAATTCAGTATCGGTTACATCTGATACTGCAATCTTTTGTGAGCCATTAGAAATAACAGCTCTGTTTGCAGTTAAAGATTCTGTATCAATTGTTGTAGCTGATCCTGTTATAGTTGCTTGTTTAGCATCTAATTGAGTTTGGATAGCACTTGATACACCATTTAAATATTGAAATTCTGTATCTGAAATTGTTCCATCTGCAATTTTAGTTGCAGAAATTCCTGTAGGTATAGAGTCATTCGTTTTTGTAAGTATTGCAAGATAAACTGATAAAGTTTCATTTGCTAATGATCCACTATCAAAAGTTACATTGACAGTTGTGTTTGTAGAAAAAGATGAACTAGCAATTACTCCATATCTAAATGCAGCTGTAGTTGCTAAATAAATTTTTATTCTTCTACCTGCATGATATTCTGAAGTTACATCAGCACCATTAATTGTAAAAGAAGTTCCACTTACATAAGCTGCTGTGTAAGAACCTGAACCATCACCATATTCTACCCATTGTGCATCATTGTAAAAATCTCTAGTGTTCTTCATCAATGCTCTGATTGCATTGTTTAGATTAGAAGGTAGCATTCCTTCTGCCGTAGAAATACCATTTAGTGAAGTGTTATTTGCTTGGGTTGTTGAGTAATCTTTTATACCTGCCATTTAATCTCCTATAAACCATGAGAAAGCCTTGTCGCTTTCTTTATTACGATCATTTATTAATGTATTGATAGCTTCTTCAATTTGTCTTTGAAAAAACTCTTGAGTTTCAAAACTATATCTAACATTATCTATATCAGTTTTTTCCGTCATCTCAAACCTATTCTTGAAGCAATTATATCAACACCTTGAGCATGAGTCCAAACTGATCCAGATGGTGTTATTACTTTAATTTTAAAATATCTACCAGACTGTCTTACTGGATTATCTCCACTTGTAACCATTGTTGAAGATGTAGATTCGGTAGCTGTATCAGCTAATCGTTCTTTACTTTTGATAGTTACTGTAGATGTAGCATCCACAATCGGTCTGACATTGGTTATACTACTTCTATGTCCTGGAAACAACTCCATTTCTCTAGTTTCTATAGTACCTTCATTTTCAGTACCTGAAAATATAGCTGCTTTATAATTATTATCTATTGCACCCAAATATCTTTGTCCACCATTCCAAAAATCAGTATCTAATGCAATATTAATATTATCTAAGTTTTCAGAAATAATATCCATTAATTCTACAGTATAAGCACCAACGAATTGTGAGAATATAGAACTAGCACTAGCATCTGCTGTACTCCATTTTTGAGTAGCATAATTATAAATAATTACTTTATCACAAATACCAGTAGTATTAGATGTATCATTTTTAGATGGATATAACCACATAGCTAATTGATTAAAAGGATCTACCGCTGCACAAATTCTATCTGTGTATGCTTTGTTTAAATCTAAATCAAAAAATCTATTTACTTTTTCTGCACCAATAGAAACTACTTGATCTCCATTTAATTCATAAAATCCATCATCCGCATAAAAGAAAACTCTACGATTATCTTGACAGACAGTTCTTCCATAAACAGCTCCTCTGTTTGGTGATATAACTGATAGACGGAATACTGTTGCACCGCCAACATAGTCCATTCTAATTATTTGATTTTGTCTAAAGACATAAGCAATTTCACCAGAGGTTATATGAGTTATTTGTCCACCTGATCCTGGTAGGTCTTGCAAGTCTGATTGTTTAGTACCTGGTTGCCAAGTTGTTAAATCATTTATTCCTGACCATTGTATTCTATTTGAAAAACCAACATGATTACCTGTTACAAAAAAATCTCTAACTACACCTGAACATTTAAAAGTTGGTACAGTACCAGATGTTGAAATAGTTGAAAGGTCTGCAAAAGAAGATGAAGTTCCCATTAAATAAAATTGTGGTGCATCTACACCATTAGATACAACTATATAATTTCCAAATTGGGTAAAGGTAATGTAATCGGTAGCTTCTCCAGTTAAAGGAGTTCCACCATAAAAATTTGTAGTAGTTAGTCTTGCAGTATCAGACGAAACATTTGTTAAATTATTATTTCCAACTGTGGCTCTTGTAACAGTAACAACTGCATCTGTTACTGTTGCTGAAAAATCTGCATGACCATTAATAGTATTTTTTAAATTTGTAGCAGTAGTGTCGTTGTTTGTTTGTACTTGAAATTCATTAGTAGAAGGTGTTCCAGTAACAGATGTAAAGACAACAGTTGTACCATCATTTTTTTTTAATGTAATAGTTTTACTTGCACCAATATTTGCATAGTCTGAAACTGTAATTGTACAAGTCGCAAAAGCTGTACTTAAAACTTTACCTCTTGCTCCTCTTTCTGTAAATGTTCCAGATGATAATTGATAAATAGTTTCTTCATTAGCAACAAAATTAAATACAGTATTAGAATTATCTCTAAAAGAACCTGCACCTCTACTATCTTTAGTTATGTTGTTACTTGAATAATTTACTAATGAGGGGAATCTTTTATATGATGATGCTGCGAAATAAACATTGTTAGCTGTGTTTGCACCAGGATTATTATATTCTGGTTGGTCAGGTAGCCATTCTCCAAAAGGTATTTGCATTATTCTCCTATTGGTTATTGTTTGTTACAAATTTAGATACATCATTAAATGAACCTGCAACAGTTACATCACCTCTTTGTTGTAAAGGTGCATTACCATATTGATCTTCTCTATCGTTTCTCTCAAGTCTTTCTAAAGCAGTTGTGTACATTCCTTGCCATTGTTGAAGTCTTTGAGGATCAACACCACCTAAAAAATTAGCAGCATGATATAATGAACCATATAAATAAATTGCAGGATGACTTGCTAATATATAATTAGAAGTATTGGTATCTGATAAAGCTGCAAACTTAGCATAATAATTTAATGTTCCTGTGTATGCAGAATCTGGAATTGGTGCAAATCTAAAATTATCACCAAGTATAGTATATGCTGAAGGCATACCAGTTGTAGATGAACCTCTAATTTGATCCATTTGAGCTGGAGTAATATATTTTAAAGCATACTTAGTTCCGCCTGATGTTATAAAAAAATCTCTTACTTGTAAAAAATCTGTAGGCACAGATTCTGTTTCTGAATCTATTGTAATAGAAGTTGAGGTATTCATTTTTCTAATTCTTAATTTAGAATTAAAATCAGCTTCTGCTAAAACTATAAAATCTTCTGCAATCTCAGTTGTTAAATCTGATCTGTTTAACCAGTTTGCTATTGATGTTTTTAAATCTGAATATGTTGCAAGTGCCATTATATTTTACCTTCTGCTGTTTTAAAATATTTAAACTCATTACTATTTAATTTTGTTTTTAATATTTTTGTTTGAACTTCTTTAGGAAGTGCGAACCAATTACTATCTCCATTATACTCATTCGCCCAAACAGATAAAGCTAAAGTTGGAATAGAAGCTACTCTTTTTAAATCTCTGGATTTAGAATATCCATCATTTAAATTAAATAATCTTTTATTATGTTGTAAATGAGGATCTATATTTACTTCTTCATTTAAAACAATTTTCTTTTCCATTTCGTCTATAGAAAATGTTTCTTTTTTTAAACCATCAATACTTATATCTTTTCTCATCTACCTTGACCTTTGTATCTTGTTTGCTTTTTTTGTCTGCTCTCTGATTTGTTTTGAGATTTTTTATGACAACCAGGTCTTTTTTTAGGTTGATCTCTTGGAACAAAGTGAACAAACTTTTGTCTAGCCACTAAGCACTCATTTCAGTAATAGAAACTTCAGCAGTACCAATAAAAGCTACTTTCTCACCAGGTGAAACTTTAAAAATTTCAGGTTGGTCAGCAGGTATAAAAATAGTTGATGAATTAGCAGTTGCAACAGCAGTTGGGTTTGCACCGAATAAAATATAAATATCAGCAGTTGATGCTATTCTTACATATTCAGTTTGTGATCCAAATGCAGCAGATTGTGCTGATGTTCCACCACTTGTTTTACCTTGATGTGTAGTAGGTCTTAATCCGTAATTAAAACTCATATTTTTCTCCTAATTAATTATGGGGGAAATACCGCTAGGCAAGATCCCCCAAATATTGTTATATACTATTATCTTCTAATTACGAAAGTAATTTCCATTTTAGAAGTATTTGATGAACCACCATTAGTAATACATTCAATAGTACCATCTTCAGCAACAGTATTTAAAGCTGTTGGAAAAGCAGTTGCTACTTTACCAGCTGAACCTGAAGCTACATGACTTATAGCACCTCCAGTTACTGCAACACCACCTATTTCAAAAGAGATAGCTGCTGTGCCAGTTGTAGTTGCTTTGTTGTGAGTGATGATTTTTACAATTTTTCCACCATCAGGTACACAAACAAAAGTTGATGAAGCTGTTGAAACATCTGGAATTGCAGATGTTAAAAAGTAATCGTTTAATGTTCTCATTTTTTTATCCTATTTATTTGCTTCGTTCCGTCATTGACTTCAAAGACCAAACAAAATTGTTAATTGAATGATGGGGGATAATTCCCCCACCACTTTAGATTTATTATGAAGTAGTTAAATCTGTGATTAAACCACTTGCTTTTTCATTTCTTGACTCAAGAGTGTACTCAGCAACCATAAATCTCTGATCTGCGTCTGCAGTCTGAGCTGGTGTTTGTAGAGAGAAATCTCTTAAGAAAGAAACTGCCCAGTATTCCATATCTAGAATGTGAGCATCTTGACCGATTTTAGCAGCAGTACCATTAGCACCTCTGATAAATCTGTTTGGTGATACTTGCATAGTTCCAAAGTCAGATTCGTACACATCAATAGAAGTAATTAATCTTCTATCTTCCGCAGCATCAAATCTAGTAGAACCGCCTGTAAAGCCAGATAGTTTCTGTTTATTGAAAGCATTTACCATAATCATGTTAGGGTTTCCGCCTTCATTGTAACAGCTAACTAAAATACCTTTTAACTGATCTTCAGTAAAAGCTCTTTGAGTTCCATCTGTTCTTATAGCACCATTACCAGCACCAGAACCACCAGCACCTGCATCAACATTAGTTTCGTACCAAGTTGGACATCCACCTAGTTTTCTTGCAGCTGTTGCACTACCAGCAGATTTAGCAACATTAGATAAAAGAGCTGTTTCCATATCTCTTTTTAATTCTTTTGCAGCT